GACACTTATCAGCCTAGGCTCAAAGATCGGTGGTGCTATTGGCGGAATGTTCGGCGGTGGTCGAGCCGCTGGTGGCCCAGTCGTAGGCGGTACAACTTATCTCGTAGGCGAGCAAGGCCCAGAGTTATTCACGCCTTCAGGCTCAGGCAACATCATTCCTAATGGCGCACTAGGTGGTAGCAGTAGCAACATGATCAATATCACCGTCAATGGCGCAATCGATCCAATCTCCACAGCTCGTCAGATTACTCAGATTCTCAATCGTGAGGCAACACTCTCAGGAACGTTTAACAAGGTTGGTGCTTCGCTTCTGGTGGGCGCATGACTTGGACTCCACGGCCAACCATCTCGATAAACGGAACTGATCGCAAGTCAATCACGCTTGCAGACGTTCAAGTATCTTATGGCAGAACTTCAGTCTGGGAACAGGCTCGATCTTCTTATGCTCGCATTTCGATCTTAAATACTGCTAACACAGACTATGGCTTCGAGATGAACCAAACTGTAGCCGTTAAGGTCAAGAACGTTGCAGGCACAGACGTCACGATTTTCACAGGCAAGATCACTAGCGTTGATAACAACCTAGCAGGCTCAGGCACAATCGGAACTAATGCAGTCCAGACCATCACAGCTGTTGGTCCATTCTCCCAGATGTCTCGCAAGATCATCGGTGGATCAAACTGGGCTAAGGAGTTCGATACTGATCGCATGACTCGCATTTTCACAGATGCCGGACAGACCATCGATGTAGTCGATAGCCCAGCGATCTATGAGTTCGCGGCTCGAACAGGAGCGGCGGCCGATGCCTACTCACTAGCTGCTTCATTCGGCCAGCAGGCATTCGGATACATTTATGAAACTTCACTAGGCAAGGTTGGCTTCGCCAATGAATCGCGTCGTACTAATGACGCTAAGGCCAATGGCTACACAGTCATTCCTAACAATCACATTCTCTGGGCCAACGTCTCAAGTCAGAAGACTCTGGCAGATATCCTCAACAACCTTACTCTTACCTATAATGCTGGAACAGTCACCGCCACAGATGCGACCAGTATCGCCGATTACGGCCAAGTAGATGGATCAATTTCCAATACTCTCCACAACTCAACAGATGCCCAGACTCAGGCCGATCGATACATAACCCTTAGAGCCTATCCTCGAACATCTCTCAGCTCGTTTACTATCCCAATTAACTCTTCCAACGTCTCAGACGCTCTTAAAGACTTCTATATCAATATGACTATGGGTGAGCCAATCCAGATAACTGCTCTTCCAATAGCCCTAAAGAATACGACCTATCGCGGCTTCGTTGAAGGCTATACATTCTCGATCAATCAGTACGAGATGATTATGACTCTTAATACGACCGACTATACCTACAGCTTCACACCTACTCGATGGCAGGACGTCTCGGCGTCTCTTACATGGAATGGGGTTGGGGCTACGGTACAATGGAACACTTACGATGACTAGGGGCAAGCGTGGCAACAACAACTAACTTCGGATGGACTACACCTGATAACACAGGCTACGTCAAAGACGGCGCACTCGCGATCCGTACCCTTGGCTCTGCTATCGATACATCTCTAGTCGATCTTAAGGGCGGCACGACAGATCAGGTTCTCAAGAAGGCGTCTGGAACGGACATGGACTTCTCATGGGTAACGCCAGTCTTTACTTCCGTTGCAGCGTTTTCAGATCAAAAGACAGCCAATACTCAGGGTGGAACGTTTACTTCTGGAGCATGGCGCACCCGTGATCTTAATACCACAGTCGGCACTAACGGCATCTCTGGAGCTTCTATCGCTTCCAATCAACTTACTTTGCCTGCCGGTACTTATCTGATCCAAGGCTCAGCACCAGCCTATGACGTCAATCAGCACATGACTCGACTTTACAACATCACCGATTCTACGGTCGCGATCAATGGCGGTTCTGCATACACAGACGCCAGCGATATCATGGTCACTCATTCTCCATTTAGTGGCGTGGTAGTTATTGCTGGAACTAAAGTCTTTGAGATCCAACACTACGCTTCTGCAACTTCATCGACATTTGGATTTGGTATTGCAGCCAATAATGGCTCAGTCGAGACTTACACTCAAATAACAGTTCTGAAGGTGGCCTAACATGGATATCGCACTTGCTATCGAATCTTTACTTCCAAAGGCTGATTACTTTGGTTCAACTACAGGCAACACAAAAGAAGACTTTGATCTATTGATCTGGAACGATAAGCGCAAGAAGCCTACATTCAAGGCAATCTCAGACGCTTATGATTTGCTACCCGAAGAAGTAAAGAACCCAGTTATTAAATGAAACCTATTCTATGCAAGGCTGGCCAACAATTAAGACTTCAATTCGATGACTCATTCGGTGATCGCGATAGACGTAGCGATGGATGGGTGGGCGATTTGCGTCATCAATCGCGTCCTACTAGTGACCACAATCCTGACGAAAATGGAATTGTTAGAGCCATCGATGTCGATCGAGATGTCCATAAGTCAGGCAAGCCCGACCTCATGCCAGATATTGCAGATCAGATTCGACTCGCGGCCAAGGCTGGAGAGAAGAGAATTGCTTACATCATCTTCGCAGGACGAATTGCATCGTCTCGCATGGGCTGGCGTTGGAGACCTTACAAGGGATCTAATCCGCACAATCATCATCTCCATGTATCTTTCACTAAGGCAGGCGATCTCGATAATTCGTTTTTTAATATCCCGATGCTAGGTGGTAAATAATGGGTCGCGTAACGATCAGCTCTAATAACCTATTCCCCGGTCCTAAAGGCGAAAAGGGAGATCAAGGCGATCCAGGTGGCCCACCGGGTCCACAGGGACCAGAAGGTCCTCAAGGCCCACAGGGACCACAAGGCCCACAAGGTTTACAAGGCACTCAAGGAAACCCAGGAGCGCAAGGCGCACAAGGCCCAACTGGTTCAACTGGACTTAAAGGCGACAAAGGCGACAAGGGTGATACTGGCGCAACAGGCGCGACAGGTGCTAAAGGCGACACAGGCGATACAGGAGCGCAAGGGCCATCTGGCGTCATTGCCGTTACTGCGCCGATCACAAACTCTGGCACTTCGACATCCGCAAACATCGGTATATCGGCTGGTACTACTTCTGCCGCTGGAGCCTTGCAACTTACAGACTCAGTATCTTCGACATCAACGACTACAGCCGCGACTCCTGCTGCGGTTAAGAATGCTTATGATATTGGCTTCACAAAAAGCCTTGACTGGATTTCACAGCGTTATTATAGAACTTTTCAAGATACTGCTACGACTACTGCGACAGAGGATGTAACTTACTACACACCTATATTTGTTCCTTCAACCTGTACTGTGGATCGTATAGCCATTACAACAGCTGGAACTTTCTCTGGAACTGCGTCAGTCAGATTAGGTATTTATGGAAACACAAATTCTGCTCCAGATCAACTTATTCTAGATGCTGGGACAGTAAGCGCAACAGCGGCAAGTGCCTCTTATACAATTGTTATCAATCAATCACTTTCTGCTGGAATTTATTGGCTAGCGGTAAATACTCAAACAACGGCAACAACAAATGCTTTTCTTGGAGCAAACGGGCCTGCGCGAAGCGCAATCCCTGGAATGCCTTTAACTGGCGCAAACTCTTCTGGGTATTTGGCTGGATATTCTCAGGGTGGAGTTAGTGGTGCTTTCGCTAACGCGACAGGTCTTTCTTTTACTAGCACAGTGGTACTCGCTGCTCTCAGAAAGGCTTAACACAATGGGCAAACTAATTACCTACGGCATTGGCGGCTACGACCCAACCAAGCCAAACAACAACATCGTTGAAGAACTCGACATCCCAGATACGGAGACAGAATGAACATGAAGCACCCAGTAGTAATCTCAATCGGAGCATTCTTGGCCGTCTGGGGTACAACCTCAAACTTTGCTCTTGACTATCGCGCCATTCTTGGATCGATCGTAGCTGGAGTCTTTGGATACGCGAGCCCTAAAAAGTGACGCAGGAAAACTTCTTCACTCTCTACTTTGCCAGCCTTGCCGTAATCGGTGGGCTTGCAGGTTATGTGATCACGCATCTTCTGTCCGAAATTAAGCGACTCAACACGCGTGTCGATGAGATTTATAACATCCTCTTAGAGCGATAATTTTTACCATGGCACGAAAGAAAGTCATCGATCTCGATACTTACTCACAGCTGGA